CAAGTTCAAACCGTATTTCACAGTCTGAAAGTTGTTATCAGCTCATGTCATTAGAGACGATGAACATCGTAGAGATTAACTCTATGAACGATAAGCCTGTCGATCAGGCCGGTTGTGTCGAAACCCCAGACACATCCGCATTATTGGGATCTACATCGATATTGCCCGATGTAGTAGCAGAGACAGCTTGGGACCTTCCTCAAGTTGTCAGGCAATTAACAGACGCCTTTTGTCAGCTTGTTGCTGATTTTGGCGCGAACGTCACAGTTCAGGGATCGCTTCGCGGGAGCGTGGAGCGGTTCATGTACGGTTGTGATGAGCTTACTTACTGGGCAAGGGCTAAGAATCTTTTATGCTTTTTTAAGGCGAAGTTTCTCGGTAACCCCGAGCCAGATGTAACTGGTTACGTTTTTTGTGGTGCTTGGAAGCGGTGGTCGCGTACGCGCATGCATCGTTCAAGGAAGAACTACTCTCTTTGGGCCTCAGTGTTCAAATTGAAAAACGCGGCCGCCCGTCTCACGGAGAGGGCAGCGGTTATGACTATGCATAAACATGCAAAGTCGGTGAGCAGGACAATGGATCCAAACAAGGTTGAGATCGAGAAATCGGTCCGTACGATCTTTCCTCTTCTGGAGCGTGCGGCAGCGCACGTTGCGGATAGGTTCTACAGTGGTTCGTGGGACAAACCCCCGGCTGCCTCGAATAGTGCTTGCTATGAAAAAGCCCGTTCTAAATTTGGTCAGATTGGCCATTTTATGGAGCGTATATTCGGTGAGGATGCACCCATTGTGTGTCCTGGAATTGATTTTTGTGGATTTGGTCCGCAGGTCTTGAGCAGGGGCGCTCGGCCAGCGGACTCGGTCTACGATTACGACTCCTATTGTAGACGTTTGGAGTATGCAATGCTGGAGGAGCCCCCTCAGGTTCAGGGCATGGTCTTTTACGACGAGATTACTATTGACGGTGTACGCTACAATAATTCTTGGTTCGAGACTTTCTATTTTCCTTCAGCGGAACGATACTGGATGAACGAGATCTTCATCGACGCGCTCAGAGCGTGTGACCGGGATATGGCGCTTGCAAAAGTGGCTAGTGTTCTGGAGCCGTTTAAGGTGCGCATCATCACGAAAGGGGAGGCTGCCTTACAGTATATGAGTACGTTTTGGCAGAAATCCATGTTCGATTTTAATCGGACCGTACCCTGCTTTCGTCTTGTTGGTCAGGCGCCTTCCGCGCTTGATCTTGTCGATCTCAAGAATGACGCGGGTCTCAATGACCCCGATTCATGCTTTGTCAGTACCAGCGACGTGCGTTGGGCTTCCTCGGATTTTTCTGGGGCGTCCGACGGGACCGTTGGCTATCTGCGTGATTGCATCCTTGATGTGACAATCATGCATCTGCCTCTGCACATTCAGTCAATCATCCGTGCGTGCAATGGTGACCATCTTGTTAGCTACCCCGGTTCGACTCTTTATCCTTCGATGAAAGAGTTAGGTACTATTCCTCCGGTAAAGCAGACACTTGGGACACTCATGGGTGAGAAGACCTCTTTTCCGATCCTTTGTTACGAAGTTTTGGTGGCACATGTGTCAAACAGACGTCGCTGCGGTGACGTCCGTTCCTTGGACTCAATACTCAGGGGAGTGTTGATAAACGGGGACGATCGTTTGACTGTGAGCACGCCTAGCATCGAGGCGGAATTTTGGTCGTATTGTGAGACTTTTCTTGGCTTCAAGGAGTCTCTAGGCAAATCTTATGTGCACACTGAGTATGCCAATATCAACAGCCAGTCCTACCTTCTCGACCTCACAGTTCGGAGCGACGGCCTTCCTTGGAAGGTCCCGGTTCGTGCCTCGGGTCTTGAGTGGGGTCAGAAGAAGCTCGATGAGCCTTTTGATCCGACTTGTGTCATCACACAGGTCTTGGATGGCTGTTTCGATTCCTCTATGGAGTGGACCGTGCTTCAGAGATTCTTCTCCCGCTTTAAGGCGGATCTCGACCGCGTGGCGGCCGGGCGAAATCTCTTTGTGCACTCGTCACTCGGGGGGCTTGGAAACAGGCTCCCTCTTCGACATGGATCGAAGCGGTGCATCCGGTCAGACGGGTCTTTGTGCGGGCATCATAATCGGGATGATTGGGTCGTGGCTTTCACGCCAGCTCAGCGTCTTGTTGCTCACGCGTTGCTCTCGGAGCCGGGTGCGTACGTCGCGCCGTTTGGTCCCTGCCTTCAGGCGGACCCGGAATTGCCAGAGTTGTTGAATACACCCTGGAATGTCTACGGACGACCAACTTATTGGAATCAAACTGAGTTTGAACTGAAAGAGATGGAACACTACTTCCGCAAGGAAATAGCCCGCATTAGCCAGCGGCATCCAAAGACCTCTGACATATCGTTAACATCGGTGTGCATGTCTCAGTCCAAACTTGTCCAGGGCAGGAGGAAGTTTTCGCCTCCCGCCCCGCAGGAGATCTCAAAGATCTTCCCGCGATTTGACTCGCTCTGGCTTTGCCAAGGTTGTGGTCAGGGGAATCTCGCAGAAGTTGATGTATGCGATTGTCTCCTGCACCGTACTTCCAGTGCATGCCCGACTTGTCTCATCGTGGGTAATCCCGGCACCTGTGAGTGTTGTGGAGAATGGATTTCTCCTGTAAGACCCGAATTCAAGAAGAGCCGACAACTCGTTCTCTTCACTGGCCTTGACGTCCGAAACAACGTCTCGATTGGTGGAGAGAGATTGGCTCGCCTTGGATACGAGGTATCGCCTTACGATGAATTCGACGTTGCTCTCTTTGATCATATCATTGAGTCGGCTCGTCCCGAACGTGAGGGCTTTCCGGCCGTTCGCCGCTGTGGTCGCGCAGTCGACCTCTTCGGCGATCAGCTTCAGTGGAACCGTGTCGCACCCGTTCAGGTGCACATGTCGTTCTGATGGGATCCATCCCGGAAATGGAATTGGTTGCCGTTCCTGTGTAATGGTCTTTCATCTTGGCTCTTTTTCCTCGATGTCTGCGTCCGAGATGACGTTAAACTAGGGTTGCTACCGGATAGCTAGGGGGTTCTCATGTTAACTTCCCAAAACGCTTGAGTGTATTGTGGCACGATTACTCTAACGCTCCTGGAATGGACGAGCGGAAATTGCGTACTAAGGATCAAACCGGAATGTCTACAGACTGCACGGGAGGCGATGTCGTTGACACGTCATGAGGATGAACAGTCGCTGCGTGTGTCAGGTCACCCCGCTAACACATTTTGCTTTGAGAAGCAAACTATGGCGGAACAGAAACAGATGGCTGCTAAAATTGCTGCGCTTGGCAACCAAATCAAGCAGCTCCAAGGAGCAAAGAAATCCAAC